GTTAAGGATCAACTGATAGGCCGCGGCCTGGACAGCCGGAGGAGCAGAGTTAAGCTCGTCCAAGAAGATGATTGCTTTAGACTCAGGGTCTACAGGTAGTTCTGCAGGAGGCGCCCACACCATCTTGCCCTGATCAGCGTTATAATAAGGAATGCCCTTGATGTCTGTGGGTTCCCACAGAGCTAGACGAACGTCGATAACCTCACGACCTGCGTCATCACCGATCTGCTTCACGAGATCGGATTTACCAATGCCTGGAGGGCCCCACAGGAACACTGGGCGGCGAACATTGATCGCCTTACGGATCGCCTTCTTGCTGGCTTTAGGACCAACTTGGCGGACGGAAATATCAGTTTGCTTTGACATAAGACCTCGCTATAAAAGCAGTTGAACAAAATTACTTTCTCAGTATCATAAGTATAGCACCATTTGGCGCAGTTGTCAACCTATGATTTTCACATAGTTGAGCTGTGTTGTTTTATTGCCACGGTGGTTCTTGATCTTGCCCTTGATGCGTAGCTCCCCTGCTAGCTCCTGGGTATGCCAGAAATCCACGAAACTTTCTCCCATACGAGCATCAATCTTATACTTACCGTATTCTTGCGAATAGCGTGTTTTGACCACAGTGATTTCGCCCTGGATAGCGTCCCCTATGTTGCCCTGCAGTTGCTCTGAGGCATAGATCTCACGATTGAGTTCTGTGCGGGCAGCATCACGCTCGGCCACTGAGGGTAAGCAGCTGATCACAGCGAAATCATACATATCACGGCCCGTGAATGTATCCTTGCTAGCGATTCGCATAGCGGTCTGTTGGAAGTCATTGAGTTTACCCGCGATAGCCAGTAGGGTGTAGGATTTGAAGTGATCCCGAGCCTTACGGCCCGCAGCGTAATCGACTTCTGTGACTTCTACGAAGTTGCTTTCGCGAAGCCATTCTTTGACCAGGGTCTTGTTAGCACGGTGTGCGAGATAGGGTGGAACAGCATTGTGCATCCACTGATCTTCTTTGAAGTAAGCCCCATTGATGCGCTGCGCTGCTGCTGCACAGGCCCAGACTTGATCTGCTGTAAATTCCATGATCGCTCCTAATCTCTCAGTATCGTAATTATACGATCTTTTGCTCAATCTGTCAACCGGTTGGAGTGCCGGCGGGTGTTGTATTTTTGCAACACATAGTCAAAAAGAAAGGGCCCTTATGGACCCTTCCCCAAACACCGCCCCGGGAGCGAATCGGCTTGGTATTTGAAACCCTAATTAAAGAGTGATGCCCATTGCGCGAGCTTTGTAACCAAGGGCTACGATCTCACGGCTTGGCTGGCCCATTTCGTATTCAGTAACAGTCACGCCATTGCCAGCAACACGAGTGTTGGCATATACAGCATAACCATGCTGACGAATACGTGATGCTTCAGCAGCCAAGTTACCTACGCCAAAACGCTTGGAAGCTTCGGCTTGAGTTAGTTTAGCACCATTGTAAAGTGCAGAGAAGACCTTGAAAGTCTTAGTGTCTTTAGAAATACGTTTCATCTGTGTGTTTTCCTTTTAAAAGTATAGCTGATTAATGTTGTTCAGCGTTCCATAATAATAACAGAACGCTAACCCTAGGTCAACCTCAATCTTTCCTTTTTACCGAGACGTTAGCTCGAAGGAAGGTTCCGAGGATGATCACTGCCGCCCAAGTCCAAAAATTAAACTCAATGGCCAAGATTGGAAACAGTGTGTTAAGGGCCCAAATTACTAGCCAGGGCCCAATGGCCAGTAGCACTACTACCAAAACCAATGCCACTATGATCTTTACGAGGTCTTTCATATCTTTCTCCTTAATAGGCACCCTTCATTACGGTGACCTTAGCCATGTTCTGCCAGTTAGTTGGGAAGCTCTTACGCAGATCCGCAACCTTAAGCACCGTGCGCAGGCTCAGCTCACGCATAGTTGAACGATTCTCATCGATGAAGTTAACCACTTCATCCTTAGCAATGTCCTCAAGCTCGTAGCTATCCAACATGCCGTCTTTGACGATCTGCTTGATACGGAGCACCTTCTCGCGATCTGTGTCCATACGCAGATCGATATAGTGACAGCGTGACTCAAGAGCAGCCAAGTGTTCTTGCAGTTTCTTAGAACGCACATTCTCAAACTTCAAGTTAGTGATGAAGATAGCACCACCCTTGAACTCGAAGCGATCTGGCACTCCTTCAGAGCGTAGCAGACGGCTGTCAGTGTTCCACGAGATCGTGCGCTTTTTGGAACTGTCCAAAGCCGCTTTCAAGATGTTCAGGGCGATATCGTCCAAAAGGATGCTGTCGCAGTCGTCGAACACAAGGATGTTCTTGCTTTCGCTGAATTTGTAGAGCTTAGTATACAGGCCGATGGCACTCATAGCGCCTTTGACAACTTCGTATTTGGGCTTGCGTTGACCCATCATATCGAAGAGGTCGTCTTTGGCTAGGACTTCTTCAACACCAAAGCTCTTGCCCACACCCGGAGGGCCAGTGACGATCATAGCACGGACATCACCATTCTTCACAGCTTTGGTCATGTCCTTGAGGATCTCGAAGCGCAGACGAGTGCGTTCGATGATCTCTTCATCGGTCTCGTGCGCGACAGCTTGATCAGGCACTTTGATCTGAGTGAAGTCCGTGACATTAGCATCACCTTTGGCGGGCTTCTTCAGTGCTTGAAGCATCATTACTCCCTGTGGAATTGGTTTAGCGGAACCCGCAGTATTATAGGCACCCTGCTCGCAACGGATGCGGATGTTGCGATCTGGGAATCCAGGCTGACTGCCACCCTCTACAGTGACATAGCCGGTGCCGTCTTTGGCTACCTTGTAGTCTTCTACTAGTTTGAAAGTCATACCACCAACATTGGTAGGTTGACCTTTGATGTTGTAGTAACCCTCGGTAAAAGTAATATACACAGTTCGCTCCTGTTGTTTGTTGAACATTCCACTATTATACTGTCATTAGGGGCTGTTGTCAACCCCTAATAGCCCTATAACATGTAGGGTTATTCGTCCTCTGCTACCAGCTTGTCGATGGTGTTTCGGGCTAGTGCATCTGCCAAAGGCACAAGCCCACCTTTGATCAGCCCGGGCACATCATAGACAGCACCCACATACCACACCCCGTCCTGCATCACGTAGTAATACTCGGCCCAGCAGCCCTCTACCTGCTCGAGGAACTCCTCAAAGGTGTGCGCCACCTGGTAGCCCACGTCCTCTTCACCGCGGTCCTCGTAGAAGTTCATTTCTTCTACAGTAGCCTGGACACCACTGTTGTCTCCACGTGCTACCAGCTGATTGGCTTGCACGGAGCCATAGTGCTTGTTCAGCAGCTCGCCCGTGTAGTCTAGGTAACCGTCATAGTGGCAATAAACTGACTTGCAGACTGTGCCATGCATGACACCTACTCGTGAACGTGTTCCCATTGCTCGCTCCTGTTGTTTAACTTAGCCTCTAGTATAACACGGGCCGGAGCCCGTGTCAACCATTTTATCAAATACCCTGGAAGTCTGTAAGGGCTTTCTGTGCATCTGCGTCCAGCATAGCCGCGTCTTCAGCTCGCTGGCGTGCCAGTTCCACTTCTGCTTTGTAGGCAGTAAGGGCTAGGGCTTTGCGTTCCATAGCAGGCCACACTACATCCTGGGGGTTAAGGTAAGGACCCGTGTAGTCTACTTTGTCCTCTTTAAGGGTAATCTCGCCTGTGCGGATGCCCTCAAACACCATGCCCCAAGTAGGCTGTTCTGGGCGTCCTGCGGGCCCGTAGAGCTCTACTGCTTTGGCTTTAATCTTTTCACGTGCGATCTCGTTAAGACGACGCACAAAATACTCACGCTGGGTCTGTTCCATCTTTCGCTCCTAAGTTGTTTAAACAAGTGTGTATTATACTATCAAACTGCCAAACTGTCAACCCCAAACTTGCGGGCCCAGCTATCCAGGAACTCCTTGCCTACGTCTAAGCTCACGTAGTCGTCACCCTGCATACCCTGCTCGCTATAGCACAAGTCTACAACAAGGCCCTGCTCCTTAATAAACTTCTGCAGATCTGCATAGAACTGGCTGTCTGTATAAATTAAGCCGTCCTTGTTAACGTCCCAAAATTGTGTGTCAAAGTATACACGCAGCTCGCCAAAGTCGCCTTCCTCATTAACATAGCCCAGCTGCATGTCTGTGACCAGCACGGGTTTAGCTACATTAGACCAGTAGCCGTCACCCGCAGTGCTGAAAATAGTTTGTTGCATATCGCGCTCCTTTGTTACTGTTTAAGCTTCTATTGTATACTCAAACAGCCAAATTGTCAACCACTTTGGATAAAGACCCTACGAGCCTGCGGGCTTCTTTACGAGCTTCGTCTATAGCTGACGAGATCAAGTCCTCAGCAGTGCCATCACGCAGCGTTTCACGTGCATCTTCATAGAGGAAGCCGCCTACGATCTCTGAACCCAGCTCGTGCCCATCCAGCAGCACCCGGGCCCTGAGCATGAACCAATCCAGATCACCCCTGTTGACCTTGTCCTCCATCTCTGCGATGTCGTAGCAGGTGTCATCAAAGAGATCGCGGATTGGGCAGTCTTCCCAGCTCTTGTCTACTATGATGTCGAACCCCTCGCGCTGCGTCTGCAGCAGTGTGTCCCAATACCTCATACTCGGACTCCAAAGCAGTTGGTGCGACCCTGATGGCGTATGCTTCCTGAGGGTTTGGCAGTTATGATCTTGGGCTGGCGTTCATAGTTTTTATATATGACGTGCAATACGCCCTCGGTATCATAGAACCATTGCGCGATCTTGCGCTTATGCAGTTCTACTATTTTAGGTAAATCCATAGTTCGCTCCTATTTGTTTACTGTATCTATATTGTAGCACCAAAAGGCACTGTTGTCAACCCCTACATGCTCCAGTAGGATTCTGAAGCAGGAGAGCAGTAGTAGGGGGTATCGTAACGCTCGCGGAACTCAGCCCCCGTCATCATGTTCTTGCGCAGCACGTAGGTCTCGTGGATCTCGTAGCGAAAGCCCTGCGATCGCCGCCACGTATGCTTGACAGTGTGCTCTAAGGTGCTGAGATCCGCTGTATCATAGTCAGCTTTGTGATACAGACGTTCACCCGACTTAGTGCGACGATCCTGCTTGTAGACTTCTACTGTATACATGTCAGTCTCCTCTAGTATCAGTGTTTAGTGTAGGCTGTAACAGTCTGCGCAGTTCTACTTCGCGCTTATGAGCAGCTGCCTTGCCGCGAATAATCTCGTGAACTACGATCTCGATCTCGTCCTTTGATTCAAGCTCGCGCAATGCATGGCACAGGAGCCAATCCTTAGCTTCTGTTTTGGCACGATAGAAGTGTTTGGCAGCACGAGCGCGAACGCTCTTATTAACAGTAGTCTCAGTCTTAGCTGTGACACCGATGTAGTTGCCTGCCCGGACACGCAGTTCGTAGATGATGTGATTGCGATCAATTCGTTTCTTCATGTTGTTAGTATAGCACCACAGAGCCAAAATGTCAACCAAAAAGAAAGACCCTATACCCGACTCTGATATAGGGCCTTTCCCAGCTGCTGCTCAGCTGCTGTAGATGGTAGGACCGACCGGAATCGAACCGGTATGCATTGCTGCGAGGGATTTTAAGTCCCTTGTGTCTACCTATTTCACCACGGTCCCACGTGCTGCTGTAGCTGCACACAAATGCGCATCACACTGCTACAGCAGCTAACTTGGCCACGCCTAAGGGATTCGAACCCCTGACCCACAGCTTAGAAGGCTGTTGCTCTATCCAACTGAGCTAAGGCGTGTTTGGTGGGCCCCCCGAGAGTCGAACTCGGCACCAACGGATTATGAGTCCGCTGCTCTAACCAACATGAGCTAGAGGCCCTGTAACTAGTGTAATTAATCCTCTCTTGGGTGTGGCTGGTTGACTTCTGGATCCCACGCTGCACGTTGCTGCTGACCTGCTGCCACGAATCTGTGTAGGTCTTCCATACGTTCCTGGAATACCTCAGGGCAGGCTGCTGCTGCGCGAGCCAGGTCCCAAGTGCCGGGATAGTGACGTAGTATGCTGCGAGCTTCCTCACGAACTGCCTTGGGCACACGGGCGATCTGCCCACCCGCTAGACGTGATAAAAAGCTCTCTGCCCACTTTACTGCACGGTATCTCTCATCTGGAAGTGTCATGGATTCTCTGCTCCTTGCTAAAGCACGTTTCTTAAGCATGTCCTTATTATAAGATCAAATGCTAGTGCTGTCAAGAGCCAAAATCGCCCAATATACGCAGCGGGGTCATCGCCTACGCTGCCGGATGATCCGCCTGAAGATCTCTAGATTGTGGTTATCTCGCCAGATCATCTCCGCGACTACGCGAGCGAGGAACCCTGTGGCCCAGATGAATGCACGAAGCTTATCTTTACTAGTATAGGGATTTACGTAACTGATCTCACGCAGGATCCAGTCCGCAACTTCTTTGGAGTCTTTCATATATAATCCTTAGCAGCGGGGCCTAGATCAGGAACGCTAGATATAGCATACAGTAGCAGAGTATAGACAGTTGGGCATTGACCCTATCCTGCCACTGTGTAGTGGTCACAGCTATGTGAGTGAGTATCAGTAAGAAAGGCAGGCTAGCCAAGAATATGTAGAGTGCAGTCACAGTTCGCTCCCGTGTTACATATACTTATACACAGGATCACCGTAGACTTCACGCTTGATTGCGCAGCGGGGCCGGTGATCTCACAGTGGGAAATGGTGGACAATGAGTCGTTTGAGCAGGGTCAACACAGTAGATCTTATAGTAGATAATCTCAAGAGTGATTGGTAGGAGAGGCTTAGCTCAAATGGTCACACAATTCCACACTTTATCACACTTTTTACTACTTTTCTGCACTCGTTGAACTCTCTACCCTGCTTGTAGATGTCTATACGCAGGCCCATGGCGGAAAAATCACACTTACTGATCAGTAAATCACACTTTTCACTGTTTTTCACTATACACGCACGATCCTACAGCGGGGCCTCGGCAGCTTATACACTGTGTAGATCCGCTTGATCTATAGTATCTTCTTGTATACACCAAGTTCCGTCTACTATGCCCTCTGGGTGAGCATAGCGTTCTACTTCCCAATTATCCCCTATGCACACACGCTCTACTCGATCACGAAAGCCCAAACGAGCATTACGCGAGTGCTGGGCTATCCTTGCTCCTGCAAGGCTCTTATAGTAGTGTAATCGTTCACCCGTGTCTTTATGCACTAGATAGTATACTGTTTTCTGCATACACATACTTATATTTCTCTAGGCGCCGCCGTGCCCATTTTCACTGTTATCACTGTAAATACTCTTGTGATACACACATTAGATTATAACCTAGCTCAGCTAGATCGCTTACAGGATCGCATACGTTCGGGTGCAGCTATGCGTATAGTGCATATACTTTCGGACTACTCAGACGGGTTTTCTACCCATTGGGAAGATCGTTACATAGTATTGATTGACTGTGATCCTGTCACTTATACTATGTTACTAATGCTATGATCAACGACATACCCAGACGGCTTTACTGCTATCGTTATCACTGTTGGTGCGAAGTCAGTTATGATGAAGAGGCTATATGGTCTGATGTGCAGCGTTGGGGCGGCTCAATCAGCATAAGGGGGGACTGCATAGACTTTTGGGTGCCCGCAGAGTATATCTCATTCTTCTTATTAAAGTATCCTGAACTACAGAGGCAGTTGAGTTTGGAATATGTCTGAGTCGCGGTGTCTATCGCGCCGCTGCTGCTTCGCAGCTAAAAAAATTGCGCTGCCCCTTCGGGCCAATAATTACCACCAACCTAGACTGCGTCCGAATCCAAACACATGTAGGTGCATGAAGTATATGGTCATGACCAAGGGCCAACCTGCGCCTCTGCGTAGGAAGGATAGCGTAGAGAATACAGCACCCACGAAGTTGATAGGGTAGATTATCCACATACTAGGATTCTGTGCAGTTACTGCCAGCATGGTTGTAGAAGTGAATATGCAGGCTGCTGATATAGTTTCATAGTAGAAGGCTCTGCGATCTGATTGATAAGATCTCACCCAAAAGTCACGTGTCTTTTGCCATAGTTGCATATATAGATTTATCCAAGGAGAAGCAGTCAGTGACAGAATCTGGCAGATATCATAGAGTAGTAGCTTTTGGTTGCAGCCATGTTGTGGGCTGTGAAATACAGCCCTATCTGGGTGGAGAGATCTGGGACTACGACCAACACTGCAAGCCCTGGGCGTTTCCCCAAGAACTGGCACAGAAGCTACAGATGCCCTGCTCTAATTTGGCTGGACTTGGACAGATCGCAGGGAGTTTTGGTGGCCTGATCAGGGCACGTGGCCCACTAGAGATCCCGACGGTTATCTACAGGTAGGTTCGCAGTGGGCAGATATTGAACTGGGTCAAAATCCAGCCAATCGGGCCTATATAAAGGACATATGGAGACCCTGCTCTGATCTAACATGGCAGCATCACTGTGTGCGAGCCCTGGCCCAGTCCCATGGGCATCTGCTGATAGAGCTGGCCTTTACCAACGAACCCGATCTAGTCTGTCCAGGCGCAGAACCCATAGAAGGTCACAGCAATTGGATATCATGGATAGAAGCACGAGGTTTCGC